AGTGGCCGTTCTGTATCTATTGGTGCATTTTGTATTGCGCTTATGGCTGTATCGGCTTGCCGCTTTCCTACAAGTCTAATAACTTTAGGTAAGTAATCTGTTCTCATGGTGTCGTTTCTCGTAATCATTGCGACAATCTATATCGCAAAAGCGTTTAGTAGAAGGTGATTGACAATTTAGACAAGAGCCGTTTGATTCAATAGGTTTTTGATGCGCTCTTATATTTTTAATAGCTTCATCTCTATCGTGTTGTTCTAAATCGCTGGCTCTGTCAAAATCATCTTGCATAGTTAAAAAGGAATGTCTGATTCCATGTCATCAAAGTTAGCTGGTGTAGATGTTTTAGCAACTTCTTTAGCTTCATCACGACTGCCTAACATTTGCATTTGATCTGCAACAATTTCTGTGGTGTAACGATCCTTTCCTTCTTTGTCTTGCCATTTACGAGTTTGAAGTCTGCCTTCAATATACACAGGGCGGCCTTTTTTTAAATACTCACCTGCTATCTCTGCAAGCTTTCTAAATATAACTACATTGTGCCATTCTGTTTTGTCTTGCTTATTGCCGTCTTTGTCTTTCCATGATTCAGTTGTAGCTAAACTAAAATTACAAACTGCGTCACCATTAGGTAAATGTCTTAAATCAGGGTCTTTACCAAGATTGCCTAATACGATTACTTTATTTACTGATGCCATGCTGCTCTCCTCTGTTGTGAATTGATATGACATTAGATAATACATATTTATCACCTAATTGTCTTTTTAAAAATTGAACTTTAATATTGCGTCTTTCTAAAAATTCAATGTCATTTTGTGTTACAGGTAATGCAACTCCGTAAAAACTATGGATTGTAGGTTCGTGATCCATTTTAAATGTTAGCTCGCCATAATGATCTAAAAAATATTCTTTCATTTAATCCTCGCACTTTCCATTTAAACATCTTGCGTTTGCCAATGCAGCTTCTTCAATATCTGCAATTGCATCTTTGCCAATAAAGTTATCGGCTGCAATTCTTAATCTATTGTATAGGCTGCGCTCAACTTCCGTTACAGAAGTTTTCATAAGAAAGCCTCTGTCTTTTGCATGATCTGCAATAACAGAAGCAACATAATCAGAAGGCTCAACACCCCATGATTCAACTTCATTATATTTCTTTTCATCTATTTCAACTTCAATGATTACACTAAAGCGTTTCATGTTTCACCTTTCTGATAAGTTCTAACATCGATGCTCGACCATGTTTCTTTTCATACCGTTCTAGCATTGACCTTGCGTGTGGTTTAAAAGCGCTTCGCAGCCAACGCACCCAACAACACTCGTTATTAAAATTAAAACGGCCACGACTTTCATTGCAATACTCGCAATTCATTTAACTCTTAAAGCTTCCCTGGCAAACTTAACTCCAAGTTCAAATCTGTATTCACCTTTTGCTTGACGTTCTAATATTCTTTTAGCCCAGGCTTTAGGATCAGTTGGCTTCAAAACAACTTTTGCCATTAGTTCCTTTGCCTTTTCTTTATTATGTTCAATTTGATACGGAGTTGGATTTCTAGGTAACATTTTTATATATTCTTTAGGCTTGGATAATTTACATAAAGAAACTATGTCAAATATTGTTGGCATAAATTTATTCTTATCAACCCAGCTATCAAAAGCTTTGCTTACTACATTAAAATCGTATTCATCAAGCTTCATCCACCAAACTCTTAAAGTTTCACGATCAAGTTCAGGCCTAGAGTAAATAGATGTCAAACTATTAAGCATAGATTTAAATGCTTTCATTTCTTCAACTGTTTCTATCAAAATGGACTCCCTTCGTTTGGTTGTTCATCTTCCCACCGATGTTGATTTATCCAAGTGCTAGGATTAGGTATGTAAAGGCCATTGTTCTTAAACCATTGTGGGCTTACCTTTTGCCATTTAAGTGAATTAATAGCCGTTTCTAAATCAGGATTATTTTTAAACCAAGCTTTCCTGGCAGCTTCTTTGCCTACTTTTTTAGGATATTCATACCAAAATGTATCAAAATCGGACAATGGTTTTATATTGGTTAATGGTTTATGGTTAATGGTTATTGGTTTATGGTTAGCATTGGGTTCGCTATGCGTTTGCATTGCGTCTGCATTATTCCACCTTTTATTCGCTGCTGCAACTGCCTTTACCTGTTTAGATTGAAATGCCTCGATTTCAGCGTCACATCGTTTATGGACATACCCTAGCTCCGTTTTCTCAAAAAAGTCGCCCAAAACGCTTAAAACTGCCTTTATTTCGCCTTCTAACCTGGCACAGAGTAATCGCATTAACTTATCCTGATCTAAAGGCAAAGGTTTCTCGTTTAGGTAATACTGATCTAGCAGTTGCCTATAAACGCCATGCTCAAGTAAAGTTAAATGAGCGGTGTCTTTTCGGTAATCGGCTATATTGTGCTGAAAGTAGTGCATATAGCCTCTATTCTTTAAATTTGCGTTTTAGGAAGATTTCAGGGTATTTCAGCTTAATGGCCGCTGGTATCCCTCGTTTTTTCCATTGATGCACCCTTATCTCAGAATGTTGACCATTTAAGCCTAAAAGCTTGCACAAAGCCTTCGAACCTCCGTAAAACTCAATAATTTCGCTGTCTTTCATCTTTTTTGCCTTTTTTATAAATAATTTAACAATTTGTTAAATATGTGTTGACTCTACCTAACAATTTGTTATGATGCAAGCACAGTTTTTAATTTTATGGAGGAAATATGAAAACAAAAGGCATCATCGTTACCGTTCTAGCAACTTACCTATATGGCGCAATTTGGCTATACGTTCTTTTCCCAATCTTAACTAAACACTTTGGAGCTTAATATGACTATTCATGAGGAATACGCACAAGACTTAATAGACACCGACCCATTAGATGTTATTGCTAATATGGATCACGACCAAATAGCTGGCACGATTCGTGCTTTGTATTGGGCTAATGAGCGTGGCGATATGGTTAGCGTTAATATATTTGCCAAATCGTTAAGTAATTCTTTTTTTGAGAAGGCGATGGATATCACAGAAAAAAAGTTCCAAGAAGCTAACGTTTATCAAGGCCCTTATGATGAAATGTATGACATGGGTCACACGCACATGGACTTTTTATAATGATTAAATATATCCGCAATGTTTTATATTTGTATTACAAAGGATTTACTTTTAGAAAATCAATTCAACTAGCAAAGGGACTTAAATGATTACTTTTAACGAATTAAAAAAGATTAACGTTAATGAGCATACTGAAAAGAAAGGCAACCTTACTTATCTTTCTTGGGCCTGGAGTGTGGATCAATTATTAAGTAATGATCCAATGGCCACTTGGGAATATAAAGAACCTAAACAGTTTGGCGATACATTAATGGTATTTTGCTCGGTTACAGCTTTTGGCAAAACCATGACAGCTCAACTTCCTGTATTAGATTACAAGAATAAAGCAATTATTAATCCTGACGCTATGGCAACCAACACGGCTATGCAGCGATGCCTGGCAAAAGCAATTGCTTTACATGGCATAGGTCTTTATATTTACGCTGGCGAGGATTTGCCTCAAATTGAACCTATTGGCCAGGATGACCTTGAAAACGTTATTAAGGAAATCAACAAAGCAGATTCTGTTGATGAGTTAATGGGTATTTATAAAGAAGCATCAACAAAGTTTGACAAGGTGTCTTTGGCAAAATTAAAGACTTATTTAACTGATCGTAAAAATGAATTGGAGGCATAGTATGAATCAGCAAGAACGCTTAACAGAGTATTTAGAAAAACACGGCAAAATTGACCCATTAAAAGCATGGACTCAATTAGGCATTTATCGATTAGCCGATAGTATTTTTAAACTACGCAAAAAAGGTTATGACATAACAACCAGCGACAAAAAGGTTAAGAATAAGTTTAAAGAAGTTTGTGTTGTGGCTGAATATAAGTTGGAGGCTAACAATGACTGACATTATTCAAGGCAGCCAAGAATGGTTAGAAATGCGTAGAGGCTTTGTCACAGCATCAAAGGTTGCAGATATATTAGCTAAAACTAAAACAGGCCCAAGTGCTAGTCGGCAAAATTATTTAATTGAGTTGGCTATTCAACGAGTCACAGGTGTTGTTGAAGAAACATTTAAAAATGAAGCCATGATTCGTGGGACTGAAGAAGAACCAAAAGCACGTGAAGCATATCAGCAAATTACTAAAGCCTTTGTTGAGGAGTTGCCTTTTGTAAAGCACAAAACAATTGAATGGTTTGGTTGCTCGCCTGATGGCATTATTAGAAACAATGATGGCACATATAATTTGTTGGAAATTAAGAATCCTAATAGTGCTACGCATTGGTCATATATTAAAGCTAATGAACCACCAACAAAATATAAAATTCAAATGATGGCGCAGATGGCTTGCACAGGTGCTGAATGGTGCGACTTCTTTTCTTTTGATAGTCGTATGCCTGAAGGTAGTCAATACTTTATAGCTAGGTTACAACGTGACGCTTCTTTTATAGATGAGATGGAAAATGAAATTAAAACATTTTTAGAAGAGGTTGCACATGAAACAAAGCTCATGGAAAACCGAGTTTAATTTGCAAGATGGTATAATACCTATTGGCAACAACACAAGGGGATCATTTATGATCGACCAAGCCTTGCTATGTCTAGCGCAAACCATTTACATGGAAAGCAGCCTAGAACGCAAAGAAGCACAAATTGGAGTTGGCTATGTATTAATGCGTAGAGCTGACTTTGATCCAAAACAGGTGTGTAGT